TTAATACCATGATAAAGTTTAGGTCGGTGATTGCTTTGTCTCCTGTAATCGATAGTATATTGGACTTAGTGAGGTTGTAAATAGTCCCCCACCAGCCCCAGTGGTCTGAGTAAGACTTTCCATCAGTTGTTTCTCCTGACTCATCATCGTCCTCTTGCTTATAATCTTGCTTAAATATTGAATACGATTGAAGTATAGGCTTGCGGTGGTCAAAAAAAAACTTAATGCACCTAGAAATATATGGACAGGAAACTCTTTGAATAGTTCTTGTCTATCCCTTCTTTTATCACTATTGTATTTCTCTATATCATACCAGTCAAATACATTTTCGACTGAGTTAGATACCATTTTTATTTTCTGTTTAACAGCAAACTTAAGTGAGGTAAACCGGTGTTTAACTATAGGACGGTATAATATAGCGGCTATCTTGTGCATATTCTTATCCATATCCTTTATAAGGTTTTCTAAGTCCATATACTCACCCAGTGTTACCTGTTTCATATTTGCAAACCCGTATAACTCACCATCCCATTCTATAATCGAATGAAACTCATTCTTTGGGTCCATTACTTTGGAAAGGTCGTTGTTAATCTCAACTAGTAGGTCTAGAGGGTAAGACTTAAGTACGTCTATATCTATTCCAGTTAGCGTACCTATCGTATTAAGTATTCTTTCTACATTTGTCATACCGTCAAAAGCAAGTATAGACTCATACTGACTCAATGTGAGGTATTCCGGAATGTTTACTGTGTATTGTTTAGTTGCCATATGTTTATAAATAGGAAGGTCGGGTTATTTAGGTATTGTACCAAAGGAAGGTTTAAGTCTACTATTATAGCTGCTTCTTACTCCTTTTATCGATATAGGACGTTTTTGAATAAACTGTACTCTTGAAAAGTTGGCAAGCATTAGACTGTCTATATAGTCATCATGTGTACCTGGACTGTGAGTAAACGTTAACTTACCATTGGCAGACATCTTGTAGGTGTAGCTACCAAACTCTGAATGTAACTCTGGTAGTAAGTCTATGGAAGGTAACTCTATATTCATTGACTCAATATCACCTATTAGTTTACGTACCATTTCCGTTTTATTGTCTTGGGTGGTATTAAAAGGTTTTATTTTATGGAAGGAAGGTCTTACTAAATCATACATCGCTCTACCTATACCATTTGTCTCTATATACCCTCCTACTACATTAAAGTCACCCATTATCGACATAAACTTTTCAGCTATATCCTGTATGGTTTGTTTATTGGTAGCTTCCATCCATCTTACTCTACCGGTAGTATCTATGAGTGTTAATACTGATTTGTCGTCTGTTAGGCCGGTATCTATTCCTACAAATACATCTACTCTATTCTGTCTACTAAATACTCCTACAGTAGATACTTTGTCTATACCTACAAATACGTCATTGGCCGAATCAACAAATGCTGCTTCAAACTCTTGTCTAAAGATATCAGGAGGTAAACTCTTTTTAGCTTCTTCAATAAGTATTGGGTTAATATAAGGACATTCCGTTAGTGGAAACTTCATACTTACTACCTCAGGCTTATTATACCAGCTATAGAAATGGTTTTTACCTTTAGGTGTAGATATCATTAAACATTTCTTACCTAACGGGTTAAGGGTAGGTAGTATAGCCGTTTGTAAGCTTATCTCTTTTATAAAGGCAGTTTCATCTAGTATAAGGTGTGTAAATCTAAACCCTCTTATGTTGTCTGGACTATCACTAGATAGAAACTTTAGAGTACTTCCATTTATAAAAGTTATCATTCCTTCCATCCTATTGGAAGCCTCTATAACGTCTGAGGAAGTATTTACTATGGTATCCATTACACTCTTTGATTGACTATAGACAGGAGCAACCCATCCTCCTTTCTGGTTAGGTTTTTCTAATAGCCAGTAAAGTATTAGGTTTATACCAAGTAATGTTTTACCACTACCTCTAGGTGCTGATACTACACCAAATAAGTCTTTAGTATTAGCAAACCTATCAATAAACTCAGACTGCCTCTTATAAGGTGTAAATAAAGTTATGTTCATTCTTCAGTACCAAAGCCTATTGTTATATTGTTTACTTCAGCCTTTATAAGTTTTCTTTCTATATCCCTACCGGTATACTTCATTACCATCTTAATGGCATCCGATCTTACTCTTGGGTCAGGATCCTCTAATAGTTCTCTTAAATGGTTGGCTGCCGGTACAAGCATTTTTTCTAGTTTGTTTTGTAAACCATTCTCCCACATTTCTCTTGCCTGGGTGAAGTATTGGCAGTATTGCTGTTCGGATTTATCGCCATACTTAGTGTGACACAGTCGAACCCACTCTTCTTGTCTAAGTGGTACCTCCCTACCATATCTAGCCTCATAAGCTTCCATTACTCTCTCCGTTGTCTCCCTTTCGCTAAGACGTTTTCCTGCCATATATAGTGTATTATACGTTCATTATATAAATAGTTTAGGAGAGACGGTTTCTCTCTATACGGTATATCCGTATGTTTGTAACTCCCATTTACATATATCGCCTATATACTGTATTAGGTCTGAGTTATAATAGTCCATATAGTTCTTACCCATACCGTCTCTACTCTCTGTATACCTGTCGATAGTTTTTGGTAAGTTGTATTTTTCATGAATCTTTGACCAATCCTCTTGCATATACTCCATTCTTACCACATCATCCACTATCACATTACCGTTTAAGTCTTTTAACCAAGTATCCATCGTTAGAGGGTTTCTATCTAAATGGTCAAAACAATGTCCGTAACCTTTCGGGTTATAAACAAAATCGGAAAAACTACCAATAACGTTTTTATAGTTAGGAGACGATTTTAAGTAGTTATATAGGCTTACCGTCCTTGAAAAAGGATTACGAATAGTGGCTATAATAGGATAAGCCTTTCCGTTATTGATTATATGATGTAGTGCTGTTGAATGTTTATGCGCGTTGCCATATGGTCTGGTAAGACCGTACTTATTTAAGCTCTTTTCAAAACTCTTACCCCCTGTCTTTGCTACATGTATGTATACTACTTTAATCATTAAGCTTTTGTGCTCTTTTTATAGCAAACTCTATAAATGCTTTAGCCTTTTGTAACTCTTTCAATACGTCATCTTTCTTACCTAACCTCCATAGATACTTAAATGCTTGAAAGCGATTGTAGTCTATAAAAGCGTCATTAGTATGCTCTTCATATAGCTGTTCAACTACATCAATACATTCTATTTTACCGTTACTGTAATAATCTTTCTTCATAAAACTTTACCCATAAGTTTAACATACTACTATAAAACCATTCCATTGTATCGTCCCATCCTTTACCAAATGACTCAGTTTTGTCTTGTAGTAATACCTCACCTTCATCTACTTCAGCTATAACTTTATGTATAACTACACCAATGTATTTATAATCAGCTAAATAAGCTCTTTCTTGCGGATCTTTACCTTTAAGTTCTGGATAGTAAGTTATTAGCCCTGGATGTCCGTTATAAATCTCATACTTGTCTGTAATGTCTTTAGGAAGTATTCTTAAATAACCGTGTAATGTAATAATACATTCTTGTGGTAATACTTTTAAGTAATCTTCAGTAGTAGGGTTAAAAGGTATCTGAACTATATTAGTCCAGCTTTTTAACTCTTCATTTATTCCGTCTAAAGACTTTCTGTTTGTAATAACTAAATCAGGTTTATGTCCTGTTTGTTTATAAAGGTTAGCTATTTCACTACCTGTTTGACTAAAAAATACTATATGTTTCATCTTCTTACTTTTTGTTATATATTATAATATAGTCAATATTTCCCTTTTATACCAACCTTTTTTGGTCTCTTTTTATTACCGGTAATAGCTTCATTGTTTGTATATCAGTATAAGTAAATGGTAAACCTGTCTTACTTTTACCATGCCATTTATAACCTAATCTTTCGTAAAACTTAACTGATGGTATGTCTGCAAAAAATCTTATAATGTTAACGCCTCTTTGTTTCATTTTATCGTATACCATTGACATTAACTCTCTACCTACACCTTGACCTCTATACTCTTCCAGTGTAACTATATGTCTTAACACACAATAATGAGGGTTACGAATAGTAAATGTAATAAAAGCATACCCTTTGTCTTTATAGTTTAAAAC